AACAATTTGGAGTGACTGAAACGCCCATGTTGTTTGAAGAAGATTAACTTAGGGCGCGGTGGCGGAATTGGCATACGCAGCAGACTTAAAATCTGCCGACTGTAAAGTCTTGTGGGTTCAAGTCCCACCCGTGCTACATATATTCCCGTAACTCAGTTGGATAGAGTAACAGATTTCTAATCTGTAGGTCGTTGGTTCAAATCCAACCGGGAATGCTTGACAACCAATAGAAAGGTGCTACAATGCATAAGAATAATTTATATATTATGTTTTGGCGGTAGTTCCCAAAACCGCATAGCGGTAGCCTACGGTTGCACGGTTGGACACTAGCCGTATGATTAGTGTCGTACAGAAGGGTGGCTGAAACGTAGTTAGAGCGCATGCCTTATAAGCGTGAAAATGTGGGTGCAACTCCCGCCCCTTCTATTTGTTCCTGCCCGTGTTCAAGTCGTCTGGGTCATAGCATCTTAACCTTCTTTAAGGTTAAGATAACATGGGATATGACGTTCTTTTTTCACACGGGCAGGAACTTTTTATTAAGCTACTATCAGAGCCTGGCCTCCCAGGCTCTGATGTTTTTTTATATTATTATGATAGTAGTGGACGGTACCGGACTGTTATCGGACCTGGATAAAAAAATCTTGGAGGTGGGGTTGACTTTAGAAAGTTTGTGTGGTAAAATTGGGGCATGAACAGCAACATTGATAACCGTAAAAAGAACTTCCTCGCAGCCCTTGAGATTCTCAATGGTACACCCTCTACCTTGGCAGATGCCATCTACAGCAGGGAGCAGTGCATGGCAGCACTTGACCGTGCATGGCAGGATGCTCCCCATGATCCACGCTACAGCGTTCTTCCGGCTTGGCTTGTGCAGAACAAGAGCCGCCGTGCAGGTCGTGGCAAGTACCACATTCCGGAGATGGTTTCATTCGACTTTGCCGATGACTTGGACATCCCTACTGAAAATATTCCTGAATCTTTTTCTGAAACCTTGACTTCCTCTGAAACTTGTGGTACAATTAGCAACATGAACAGTAACACCTACAACCTCGCTATGCCGTCCTCCGATGTCTCGCTCGTCCCTACCAAGAACGACACTTTCGTTCCTTGGGGTCACTACGATGACATTGCTACCATTCTCGCATCCAAGCAATTCGCTCCCGTCTACATCACGGGTATGTCCGGCAACGGTAAGACTACGATGGTGGAGCAGATCTGTGCGTCTGCTGCACGGGAGTGCATTCGCGTCAACATCACCGCCGAGACTGACGAGGATGACCTCATCGGTGGTTTCCGTCTTGTCAACGGTGAAACGAAGTTCGTGTTCGGTGGAGTGGTTCAGGCTATGCAGCGCGGTTCCATTCTGCTCCTTGACGAGATCGACCTTGGTACGGAGCGCATGATGTGCTTGCAGCCTGTGTTGGAAGGCAAGGGTATCTACATCAAGAAGATCGGTATGTTCATCAAGCCCGCAGTTGGTTTCAATGTGGTTGCGACTGCCAACACCAAGGGCAAGGGTGAGTCTGATCGGTTTGTCGGTACTCGCTGCATGAACGAGGCTTTCCTTGATCGCTTCTCGTATTGGTTTGAGCAGGACTACGCAGATCGCACTATCGAAGCGCGTATCATCATTCGTAAGATGAAGGCGTTCGGCAAGGAGGACAAGGAGTTCGCTCAGTACCTCACGAAGTGGGCAGAGACAATTCGCATGGGCTTCAAGGAAGGCGGCTTGGATGACATCATCACGACTCGCCGTCTTGAGGAAGTCTGCAAGGCATTCGCCATCTTCGGTGACAAGGAGAAGGCAATCAAGTTGACGCTGACTCGTTTCGATACATCAACCAAGGAGGCGTTCTACAACCTGTACACGAAGATCGACCCAACGATTCTTCCTGTGCCGGAGGGAATGCCGGAGGCTCCGGTGAAGGCACCTAGCGCGGAGCAGCAGAAGATCGCAGAATTGAAAGCACAGTTGGAGAAGTTGTCCAATGCTTACCCTCACATGGCAGAAGTCATCCCGTCCATTCCGTCCGACGATACCAATACCCAGTACGCAGTTAACGCCTAACAAAGAAAGAAAAAGAAAATGCCATATCTCAACAAGCGCAATCGTTTCATTTCCGCCGCCAAGCAGTTTGCGGATACCGTTCACAACGGTAACACCAACAACTTCAGCAAGACGGATCTTCTTGCAGTCGCACATTCCATCAACATGAAAGGCATTCCCACTTGGGTGTTGAAGGATTGCCAGACTAGCACGAAGGGTGTTTACGATCTCACTCCCCTGATCGTTCCCACCGTTACCGTCTGATGCTGTTCAAGCCCCACTCCCCGCAAGGGGAGTGGGGTAGCATTATGTAGCTACTATCAGAAAGGCCCCTGGCCTTTCTGTGTTTTTGTATGTCCCTGATAGTAGCCGGACGTTATGGGACGCAAAAATAAACTTTGCGTGAGGCTTGACTTCTTGCCAAAGGTGTGGTAAAATTGGGGCATGAATACATCTCTCTCCATCTTCGCTAAGGCACTCGCGTCCGAAAACCTCTCCTTCTCCTTTTCCAAGGATGCCAATACTGCATCGTTCGATGTTAAGTCTCGGCACCTCGTTATGCCCATGTGGGATGTGACCGATACGGTCAAGACCATGTTGATCGCCCATGAGATCAGCCATGCTCTGTGGACTCCCTACGAACGCAGCGAAGAGTTGCTTAAGGCTGCGGAGGTGGACGGCTACAACCTCCCGCTCCTTCAGCGTATCGCCAATGTGATCGAAGATGTTCGCATTGAGAAGTTGATGAAGCAGAAGTTCCCCGGCACTCGCCGCGACTTCTTCCTTGGCTACAAGGAGATCGCAGAACTCGACCTGTTTGGATTCAAGCAGATGGATCTGCCGAAGGCAGGGTTCCTCAACCGCCTCAACATTCACTTCAAGTTCGGTATTCCCGGCTTCATCCCCATGACCTTTGAGGGTAACGAGCAGGAAGTCGTGGACATGGTGGACGGTGTTGTCAATTTCGATCAGGTCTTTGAGGTTGCCAAGTTCCTGTACGAACATCCTTCCATGAAGGAGATCCGCGAGAAGATGGAAGCCGCTGCTGCTCAAGGAGACAAGCAGGGTGAGAAGGATCAGAAGCAAATCTTGGCAGACAAGACTGAGGTTCCCGGTGACTTCGTGAGTAAGAAGGGCAATCACTTTCAGGATGGTGTTGTGACCATCACGGGCGTGAAGGATCTGTCAGACTACATCATCAGCACCGATACGATTCTCACCGATTTCAACGGCAATGAAGGCTGCAACACGCTGAACATTGAAGAGTATCGCAAGTTTGTTCGTGAGTCCGATGCGTTCGTTCGTCAGATGGTTGCACAGTTTGAGCGCAAGAAGGCTGCGGACGATATTCGCCGTGAGCGTCCCAAGCAGACCGGAATGCTGAACCTTGATCGTCTTCATCAGTACAAGACGCATGACGATATCTTCCTGTCGAAGATCGTCAAGCAGGACGGCAAGAACCACGGGATCGTGTTCATGCTCGACTTCAGCGGTAGCATGGGTCAGACCATTGGTCATGCCTACCTTCAGGTGCTTCAGTTGGTTTGGTTCTGCGAGAAGGCAAACATTCCGTTTGAAGTGTTCGGCTTCACCGATGTCTACTGCCTGAAGATTCCCGGCTACGAAGAAGCGTACCGTGAATGGCAGAAGACCAATCCTACGGGATTCAGCCATGACTTCGATCATGTTTGGAACGCGGGTAAACTCAGACGCGAATGCCCAACGGCATTGGAAATGGGTTCTGCTCGACTGATGAACATTGCTTCATCCAAGGATGACGCAGCAACCCGTGAGCGTCTGTGCGCTTTCATCTACGAAGCGTATGTCACGCAGACTCGTCCTGCTTCTCGTCTGATTTCCTTGAACGGTACGCCTACGGTGGAGTGCGTTGCGCTTGCTTCGCAGTTCATGGTGAATTGGGTGAAGGAGAACAACATTCAGATTCCTACGATCATGGTTGTGACTGACGGCTGCTGCAATGGCGTGAATACGCTTGAAGCAAACAACCTGTATCACTTCTGTTCGCAGGACAGTACCGCGACTGTAACGAATGAGATTCTCGATACCATTATTGTGCTTCCGAAAAAGTACACGAAGAGTGGACTGCCTAACGCGGTGATCGCTTCAATGCTTGATTCGCTTCGCATCAAGTTGAATGCTCGTTGCATCGGTATGTATGTGATGGCGGGTCGTACCCTTGGCATTCGTGCCTATGAGCAGTTCTGCATGAGTCAGGATGAGAATGAGAAGTTGCGTGAGGCAGGATCGTATCAGGAGTCCCCATTGGAGACTTCGGATCGCTTCAAGGCTGCATCAGAAGCGTTCAAGGAAGGTTGCTTGATTCTGCACGAAGATACTTTCCCCGGTTACGATTCGTACTTTCTCATTCAGACTACGAAGCCCGTGAAGGATGAAGAGGCTGTTTCGACCACGGGTAACTTCACCAAGGTCAAGAATGCCTTCATCAAGACGATGGGCAAGCGCGCAGGTAGTCGCGTGTTCCTCTCCCGGTATGTTGACATTGTGGCGGGTGCGCCGATTCGCAAGATGGATTCGGGAGTCTACGGACTCCCTGCCTTCCCGGAAGGATTCAAGTTTCGGCAGAGATAAGATTTACTGAGTTGGTGTTTGATTCATTCATACATAGTCACCCAGTACTGGAAGGAGAGAGCCAGTCCTGGGTGGCTGTGTACCTGGAGACTACTATCAGAAACCTCCGAGGTTTCTGATATTATTTTATTCCCCCCTGATAGTAGCTCGGACAGGACGGACGGGATACACCTGGCCCACAAATAATAATTAATTTCTTTATGGTCTCAGTGTTCACCTGGCACCTGGCAGCTGGGACCAGCTCTCACGTTATCGGACTTGTGGATTAGTTGCTTGACTTCCCCTATATCTGGTGTATATTATAGGACTGTTCATGCGACCGATAAACTCCCAGTCCCTGTGTCCGATAATCATTATAGGTCGGGCTGGGAGTTATCGGGCGTGGGTTGTTATCTGGGCTATACTTATCGGACTCCTGGTTATCGGTCTGCCAGGTGACGAGGTTATTCGCTACCTCAGAGGTTATAATAATAATTTAATATTATCGGACGGGATTCAGGCGGACAGGATTCGCATCGATACATGCAGCTACTATCAAAAGGGCACCTGGAGGCCCCAGATTAATAATATTAATACTCTGGACGGGATTCAATACCCTTAGAGAGCTCCAGGTATGTGGCCTGGACAGGATACAGCTAATCTGGACAGGATTGTTCAAAAAATTATAATAATTTACTCAAATTGTTCATAAAGGACCCTGAATTGTCCAACCTGGATGGACGGTACGCAGAAACTGTAAGAAATTGTAAATTTTTAATAAAATTTCAAGTATTTGCTTGACTCCTAGGACTGGATATAGGCGATTGGTGCCTTAAAGGGTCTCTGGAGTTCTTTTTGACCCTCGGATGGCTCTGAGAGGCGTATAGAACGCTTAAAGAGGCTTTGAGGAGTGGTCACTAAACTCCATACTCTCAAAATTTCTTTAAAATTCATTACCCCACACCACCCCATACCAACCCATTCTTACCCACCCATTTTCCAAGTCTTATCTTTAGAGTCATATTCGTACATACCACCCCTAAAACGTCTGTTAAAGTCCGGTGGTAACTTTGGTAATGGAGGAAGTGTCTTGTGAGGTGGAAACATAGGTGGAGGTGGTGCTGCTGGTGGTGGAGGCGGTGGTGGAGTAGGCGATGGAGTAGGTAAAGGATTATTTGGTGGATATCCTGGTCCTACTGGCACTAATACTCCATTGTTGGGAACTTTCCCTGATGGAGCAGATCCTGTTGCACCCGGTGTATTTACTTCATACAAAAATGTTTTAAATTTCTTCATTGTTTTACCTTTTTAACTTTTAACTTCTTTAGTTTATCTGCTTGTGGTGTATACACTTCTGTATCTGTCTCTGAATTGGTAATATCCTTTTGTTGAGATATATTACTAAATGGTGGTACTACATCAAGATACACATCATAATTTTCTAAAAATTCTTTAAATTTTCTCATTCTCTTACTCCATGTATCATTCCATGCTGTATTGTTGCATTCGGAAATACCTTCTTTACATCATCTAGGTATGCTTGTGTTGGGGAATTGTTCTGCCATGAATCTTTCTTTGTTTTTCTTCCTTTGCCTGACTTATCCCCTTCGTATATGCCAATAAAGATTCTACCACCGGGTTTGAGTGTTGAGTGTGCTGTCCTTAAGGCTTCTTGTCTGTACTCCGGTTCCTTAATAACATTCAGAACATTGAAGAGTGATGCGGTATCTGCTCCCTGTTTGCCTACAGTCTCCATGACTCTCTTATTGTGATCTTCGGGTCGGTTGAACGGGTCATAGACATGAGCATTCACCCCCAAATTTTTAAGAAATTCTACACCATTATCAAACTTACCCCCACCGATATCAATATGCGTAGTTCCCTTCTTCCAACCAATCTTTCTATGCACAGTTGAGTATCCTGTTGGAAGTTTGTTTTTGTTGATGCTGGTTCCGGCTGATGAGAACTCCTGTGCATCTTCTCTTAAAAATTCTTTAAATTTTTTCATTTGTTTTCTTTATCCGAATATCCAAACCTAGATCCTGTTGTTGGTGAAGCCACATAATTATCGTCAAACGGGCTTGGTGTTGGTGTTGGTGTTGGTTTATTTGGTTTTGGTTTTTGTATAGGTGTAATACCACCAAACACCTGTCCCATTGCATTTAAAGTTCCTCTTGCGGTTATTGCTGCCATATCCAAAACAGACATTTCTTCTTTATCTTCATATTCTGTTTGAATTCCTTGAGGTTTATTCATATGTAATTCATTATCAAAAAATTCAGGTGAACCAGAAGGATTCATAGCCGTTGTTCGCAAGTTTTGTTGATTTCTAATCAGTTCTTGTGCTTCTCGGTTTTTTCTTTCACGTGGGGTTTCATTTTGGTTTGGATTCATCGCTGCATTTTCGATTTCTTGTTTATCAAAATCAGTAAGCGAATCATTTTCTCTTAAAAATTCTTTAAAACTTTTCATGTGTTTCTCTTTGTTGGTGATACTTTGTTACCCGATGCTCCCTGCATTCCTACTCGTGACTTCTCTGCCTTCTTGCGTTGCAATTCCTTTGATGACATCTCTGATGATGTCTTTGGAGTCTTACTACTGACTCTCTTGCTTGGTCTGCAATACTCATTCTTACCCCCTGCACCACAGTCCTTACCAGTCTTAGTATCCTTCCAATCCTCTGCTTCCCATCTCTTCAGGTTTGCACCTTCTTTAGACTTTTTGACCTGTCCCTTGCCTTTGCGGCACTTGGCGGTTGCTTGGGCTGCACGGGCTGACCACTTACCATAAGAAGCCATTGCTTTACGATAGCAGGCATCTTTCTCTTCGGTAAGATCATTTGACTCAATTAAAAAATTTTTGAAACTCTTCATGTAGATATTTATATCTTGACTCTTTAACCATATGGTGTATACTAACTCTATGATTTCTAGACTCTACTCTACTGGTCAGATGTTTCATGATTCTGTGTATGAGGGTTCTATGTATGTGGAAGTTTCATATACAAACAGGTTGACCTTTGACTCTGCATATACCATGATGGAACCTTGGGCTGAAGCCATTGAGCCCCCTACAGTTGCCGTTACAAGTTTTTCATCAAATTTGTTTATGGGAACGGCTGATGGTCTATGGATCTATAAAATCTACAATGGGGGAGTATTGGTCAAGACCATTCAGATGGTTGATCAGCAGTTTGCTATTCCAATCATGTATGATCGAATCGAAAGCATCTCAATGGGTTCGTTGCAGATGACAGAATCAGGTGGTGTTACGCCTACTCCTGTTCCTTCTCCGGGCATGGGGTTGATGTTAGGAATGGCTGCACTTATTTCATTAAAACGTAAACGAGTTGTTTGACATTCACTCTAGATATGGTATCATATTGGTATGAACACGACAACCAAGACATCAAAGATTGGGAGTAACCATGCCACCTTTAGCGGCAATGAATATATGTTCATTGAGTGGATGTATAAGGTGAAACCTGAGTTTGAATACAACTACATTAGGCTTGAAGATGCTTTCACCATTCTTTTTGATGGTGATAAGACTTTTGCTGATGACATTCTTAAGTTCATTCGTAATGACGGACACTATACTCTTATTAACAAGAATTGGAAATAACATGAATACTAAAACACTTAAAAAAGTTAAAGCCAAGAAGTATTACTACTCATTCATTTACAATCGTGGAAATTATTTTCAAATTTCACGAGGACTTGAGAATCGTTACCCGAAGCAATTTATGGGTTCGGGTATGATGATGGGTAAGAATAGTTTTGATCTTGGTTTTGAATGTACTGCTTTAGAGTACAAGAAGATTGTTGCCTGCGCTCGTCGTCGTTATGGAAGAATTCAAAAAATCAAAAGGAATAAAATTGAGTACTAAAAAGAAAATCACTAAGCCTGCTCCTAAGCGTTACATTCTTTCTCTATTGCCCCCACCGGGTGCATTCTCTGTACTGCTTGACTTGGCTATTCTAGCCATGCTCATGTTTGCTGCCAGTACATTGTTTCTCATGAGTCTGCAACTCTGTCAGAAGGTTACCATTACAGTAGGTAAGTAATATGACTAATTTTGTAAGTTTTGTTGCTATCATGGCTGCTCTTGTACTTGGACTTGCAATACTTTCAATTGGTTTTGCCGTTGTGGTAGGAATTGCTATCCGTGCATTTGAAGCAAATTAATAAGGATTCTAATGGCTGTTAACTTTGTAGGCGACAATGATCACGGTGATACAGTTCCTTCCACTGATGTTCTATTGCAAATGATTAAAACACTCCGTGAGGATGTTGTGCATCTTGCCTATGAACTTAACGAAATCAAAGAGGGCTTTGAGGGCTGTTGTAATGCCTGCGAACCTGTTGGCTTGATGAACAAGAAGTTGCGAGAAGAACGCGACGAGGCAAGGCGTGAAGTTTGCAGGTTGATGTCCATGTTTAATGCGGAAAACTCAGTCCAAATTGCAGCATCTCGTAGTTGGGATTGCTTCAAGGAGGACGGCAAGTGAGTGACAAACACAAAATGACTCAAGAGCGTTGGAATTACCTCATGCAGCCCTTTGATGGCGATGAGAGCGTCATGCTGACCGCACAGGAACTTGCCAATGGATGGCATTGGTGCGATGAATGGGATGGTCTTCTTATTCACACGGATGACATTGAGTTTCATCATTGCAAGTGTGGCTTCATGGAGAAGTTCCGTACACCGGAGCGCATGGAGAAGATAAACCAGCAGAAAGCGTTGGACACCATTGCTGATCTTGATATTGCATTAGGATTTTTTGAGTCAGATGATAACGAAAGAGATTCCTTTTAATAGGCGTATCTTTACTTTACGAATATAGAATACATTATGGACCTAAGTTTTTTAAATAATTATTGGACTCAGGCTCATGTTGCTAGCAATAAACATTTTAACTCTCTTAATGTACATTTACATAAAGAAGTAAATTGTAATTCAATTGCTGAAGATAAAATAAAAACAATGTATAGAGGATCAAAACAATGGGATATTCATTTTCCATTGAAAAAAGTTGCAATAGAGTATAAGACTATTGCAACACAACAAAAATCCGAGTTGTTTTTAAAAACCAATCAAACCGTAAAGCCATACGGAAATTTAAGAAGAAATATAGGAAACAGAATAGAAGAGGCTATTGGTGCTGCTGTTGATGTAAAACATTATGATAATGAATATAAATTAGGGTATCTGATGGTTTTTACTCTGCAAAAAGAAAGTAATTTATTAATACCCAAAAAAATTATTGATAAAGTCATAGATCAATTTGATAAAATGATTAAAAATAATCTTTATAATTTTTTCTGTCCTTTAATTACTTTTGGTATTGACGATCACATGGAGTTATCTGAGTCTTATACAATGCAAAGATTTATCGAAGAAATTAAATCTGTAGAAACTGTAGAAACTAATTCTTTAGAAAAGTTTTTCATTGATACTTGATCGTATTCAATAAACAGCAATAAATATTAGATGATTGAAACAACCGTAAACATCTATTGGTTTACTCTTGCTACGTTTCTACCCATTATTTCAATGGGTATTGCAAATATTTTAATTTATTTTAAAGAAACATATAAACAAAGATATTGATTAAGCCTTTTGCATTCCAGAAATCTTCTGAGATACATCAGATCCTTTATTATTCTTAGCAATCATATCAAATAATTTTTTACCTTTAGGATGCTGAAGCATATCAAGCATTTGCATGATTTCAGGTGACCCTTGAAGTTCTGGGAATTTTCCTTGTTTATACTTATCCAATAATTCTTTACCAAGATTCTTAGATGTTTCAAAGGGCATGTTAATATCAATATGTGGTAGACCTTTTTTCTCCATCCATGCTTTTGCACTTGTAATTTGTGCAGGAATTTCTCTATTACTTAAATAGTCTCTGCTACCAATTGCATTTTTTAACGCGGTATCTCGTATATATTGTTTTAATCTAGGAAACTCTGTTTGCAAATCATAAGTTCTAGTTAAATGTTTTTTTAATTCAGCATCCATAAAACTCTGTGATTTTGGTGATAAATCACTAAAGGTTTTAGCCGTATCAACTTCTTTTGCAAATCCTCTTTGCATTTTGTGAGTGTGATCTACCGTGCGGAAAGCCGTATCAAATAATCCTGCATCTGTTGATGGAATAGCATCAGCATAATATGAACGAACATCTGTACCAGTCTTTTTATAGACATCATCAATTTTACCTAATAAATTTTTAGTAATATTTCCAGGTGTAGTATGACCATAATCCATAACACCAGCTAATGCAAAATTAGGATTCTGATGTCCAGAAACATGTGTCCATTCATGAGCAATAATACCAGGCATTTCCCCTTGTAAATTTGGATGTGCTACTTGTGTAATGTTCATATTAATTGCTGGAACTCTTTGACCATTTAATATTCTTTGTGGTGCATCCATAGAAAATGCTCCAGCACCAACACCAGGAGTTAAGTCAGCACGCCCTGGTTTTACTTTATCTGTTCCATAATGTGTCCCAACGTGAATATCAACAGGTTTTTCTAATGCTGCTTTAGTATAATCTGGAGGTAAAAATTCACTAGGTTTTTCTGGCTGTAAATAATTTCCTCTTAATTGGAGTTTTTGTGCTTTGTCTGCTAATTCAGCATATGATGCGGCTTTCTTTCCATATATTCCTTGTAAAACGTCCATTCCAGTTAAAGTTGTTAGAGGTTTGTCTATATCAGGAACAACACCCCCTATTGATTCAACGGATTTAATATTTCCTGGAGTTGCAGCAACTCTTGTATTTAAAAACTGTTGATTAAAGGGATCCGTCAGATTAAAATCATAAACAGGTTTTCCAAATCGATTTTTTTCCCACGTTTTAGCAGTATCAATAACTTCAGTTGCTGCTTGTTGAAGTGGTTTAAATTCTTTTGCAATTTCTCCGGGAACTCTGGCAACCTTAGCAACCTCTGCTGCTTTAGATATTTCTCCAGCCGACTTTACCATTTTAACAATATCACCTACTCCACCTTCATTTAACAAATTTTGACAATAATTAATTTTTTCTTGAATATTGTCACAGCGAGTTTTGTATAAATTTGTTAATTGATCCATAATATTGCCTATCTCATACTATTTATATTTGACACGGCTCATTCTATGAAGTATACTAATGAGGATAAATAAACAGTATGTTAAAGAATACAATAGACAGACATACAGTTAATTTGGTCCTATCGTCTAGCCCGGTTTAGGACCTGAGATTTTCAATCTCAGTACATGGGTTCAAATCCCATTAGGATCACTATGAATGACATTGAACAACGTTTGAGAGATATGGCTGATAAGTGGCGCACAGTAAACCAAGAGGTTTATAATATGTGTCGTGATGCAGCAGAAGAAGTACGTGTACTTCGTGTACAGCGTAATTCTGCGGTGGAAACTAAAGACTCTATAATTGATGCCTACAACCATGGAACTGGTTGGGGGAAAGGAAAAGACGAATGAACCCGAATGAAGTAAAAGAATATACAGATCCACTTGACAAATTGATTGCGGACTATCCTTCTGTGTTTAAAGACATGGATCAGAATACTGCATATGGTCTTCCTAGCGGTTGGTATGTGCTTGTAGACAAACTATGCTCAGATCTTGCTATTCTTCTTGATGAAGAACACAAGAACGTTCAAGAGAATCCTCTAGAGCCTTTGTTTACTGTTTTACAAGTCAAGGAAAAGTTTGGTGGTCTTCGGTTTTATTACAGAGTAAATACGGAGAATGAAAAACTATATCATGAGATTGGAAAATTGGTTGATAAGGCAGAAGAGGCTTCATACAAGACGTGTGAGATAACAGGAAAGCCTGGAACTCGTTGCAGTTCTGGAATGTATTATCACACCTTCTGTGAAGAAATTCGTATTGCTAATCACTTTAACCTTGTAGAAAATGGAAACACGTAAAATGAAACCTATTGGTAAATGGATTGTCGCAAAGTCTTTAGTTGGTGGAGAAAAGAAAAGTGAAGCAGGTATCATTTTTCAAGAAAAATCTAAGTACAAGATAATTCGTGCAAAAGTTCTGGCTGTAGGTAATAAACTTACAGAAGACATTAAAGTTGGTGATGTAATTCTTTGGGACGTAACAAAGATTAAAGATGGTCATGCTGGTAACCATATCGTACATCAAGACTGGGTTGAAATGGTTGAGCGAGATTAAAGGCTCAGATTTTCATCCTGTTTTGTCTTGATATATTCATTCATCTTATCAAGATAACCAAGATTACGTAATTCTTTGAAGATGAGATTTCCATGGGAGAATTCGCCATACTTGGCGATACTCCCAGTTCTCATTTCTTTAAACTTCTCTTTAAGTTTTTCAAATGCTTCATGCTCTGCATTTGATGCAATCAAAGAATCAATTTTTTCAATATATTCTTGAACCTTCTTAATAATATTTGGATTATCAAGATTAACTTCTTGATACACTGGTTCTGCAATCCATTGATTGTCTGTAATACTGAAGACACCTTGATCCTTGGCGTAGTCATCATTCATGTCTTGAGCATAAATTTCTACATCGTTACCATGAATCTGAATATCATGTGTTAACGACCATAACTGCTTCTTATCTTTTAGATAATCATCTATAAAATCTGGGCAGTTTGGAATAGCATCAATATCAACAAGAATATGAAGATCAATATCAGAATGTGGTGTGTAATTATAATTTGCATTACCACCAACAAAAATCATTTCTTTGACTGCTTCAATTGGAATGTTTGCCCAAGTAATCCAAGTATTACCAATCTCAATAAGTTTATTTCTTACATCATCCTTTAATTCAAATCCATTCCATATTGATGGATTAAGTTCTTGGTGATATTGAAGAGTAGATTTTAACTCTTCTTTTAAGAAATTAGAAAAACCAATTACTCTAGATTCATTTTTATGTTTTGATATTTCAATTGCCTGTAGTTGTGCAATAGCCTTTTTCTTTGAAGGGTGTTTTCCAAGAACTTTTTTGCCCGTGGAGTCCAACACATAAAATTTATCGCCTACAGCCTTGATCATACAATTATTTATGGAAAAGAAACAACCCCAAATATATTGGGGTTGTTTAACCTAAGATATATTCTTAAGTAAATTTATTATGAACCATAATCCACTAAGTAACTACCACCGATTCCTTGGTGTTGCACTTTTAGTTTTCTAGCTTTTGCCATTTTAATAAGTTGATCTTCAAATTTGGTGTTTTCCTTGTCTGCATCTAACTCACTTTGACGAATATTTTCTCTAGAATCGGCAGCATCCATTCCGGTTCTAATACCTCTAATGTGCCGTAATGCTCCTGACAATCCTTCGTCACTACCAACATCATATTCCACTGGCTTTCCACCGTATCCGGTAAAAAGACTAACTCTGGATAAATCTGGTTGAGTAGCAACTTGTTCATCGCCTGGTTCGTCATCTCCATCATTAAACGCATCGACTGCGCTTACTTCATTAAGAAGTCTTGAAACTCTTGGGAAACCACCATAGTTCATGATACCACCATGGATTTCACGACCTTCCTTGATCATCTTCTTTTTCTCAGCCATCTTCTTCTTGATAGCCTTATCCTTGGATCCAAAGTATTCATCTTTTGATGACTCTACTTCACCATCGCCATCATAGTCCTTGTTAGCCTTTTTATCGGCTTTCTTGCCAGACTTTTTGTCATCCTTTTTGTCACCCTTTTTGGATTTCTTAAATTTACTAATATCAAATTTCTTCTCAAGAAGATTGATTTGAGAAGAAAGTTCTTCGGAAAGGTTCCGATAAGAATTTTCTAATTGGGACTGAAGTTGTTCGCAAAGATTACGGTAATAGTTTTCTAAGTGTTTCATAATATTATTTATATCTTTTATGGGGTTACAATAAGCTTTGTAGTTAAGCTAAATGTATTTCCTGCTGGAATAAGCCCAACGGTACTTATATTAAGCATTTTATGAACTCTAGGGTTACCAATATTTGTACCACTTTGAACTAATTGAGTAAAATCATTAAAACCAGTTTGTCCAATTGTAATGCTAAAATTACTAGTAATTCCCATTGTCACGTTATCCCAAGCAGCAGTCCATCCAGTTCCACTTCCTGTTATAGAAATTCCATTTGTATTTCCTGTATGGAATCGATAAACTTCTAATCCTGCTGTTACTCCGATAGTTTTATTAAAGTTATCAGAAATTGTTATTGTTAACGGATTATTAAAACCATTTGAATTCCAAATAATATTTCTTGTACAATTATTAATATTAGTGTATGCACAGGTTCCATCAATAGTAATATTACCAGTAGTTGCACCAAGTGTTGCAACTGTAATAGGAGCAGCAACTACAACACTTCTAGCAACAGCATCAACCTGCATCATATTATGACCAGTAGCTTCCATTAGTGTGTCCATAGGATTTATTAATAATGGATTTGAAGTATCATAATCGACACCACAGTCCATAAGAATAACTTTATATCCTTGATACACACTTATATGTGCTTGATCGGTATGTTTGTGTCCTTCTTTAACTGATGATCCCTTTGCCCAGATAGCATAATGTGGTGTAGCTGTATTACCAAATGTACCAGAATTAATAGCATCATATGGATTACCAATGACTGATGGTTTGTCTCTACCAGTTCTCCAAATGACTTGTTGTTTATCTGGATAAAATTTATAATTTGGAATCGTTAATGCTGCAGTAATACCTTGAGCCGCAATAGTATATTGTAAACCCTGCAAATCAGGAAGACTTCTGGGGAATAGATATTTAAAATTAGCTAATGCTGTATTACCTTGGTATGACAATACACTTGCAAGAATAGACGGCCAATAATATCCTATAGTATAATCTGCTTGTTGACCACCTCTATTATCTTGACAATTAATAATATAATTTCCAGGTAATTGAGAATCAATAGCCCATTGCCAATAATTTTGTAGAAATGGGAACTTGACTGGATCTACGAGTCGTGTATCTCCAGTTGCAACCATATAATTAACTGAATTGACCATTTCACCAACAGTTTGTTGGGCATAACCAAATCCTTCAGCAAATCCACCATCAGCACCTTCATAAGCAAAAGATTCAGCTAATAGTGCAACACCAAGATTATATGATGGTAAGAACTTTTTATCTCCAAGATATAAAGAAATGTTTAGTAAAGCCGCCGCTGGTTCAATCCATTGATTGGTATTTGGTTGTCCGGATCCAGTAGGCAATCCTGTTAACTGTCCTTTAGTATACCAAGCATATTTTGATTCCCAGTTGGCAACTAAACCATAAATTTCACCTTCTAACAATCCTCTTAATTTAGTTTCTAAGCCAGTTGTCATACCAGCCGTACCCAATGCATGCATCATAGAAATTACACCGTTGTTATACCATGCACTTCCTAGATATTTTCCATCATTGACTGGCTCATTTCCAGAATAAATTAATAAATTAGGATTGAAATCACAATCACTAATAGTCCATCCATATCTTTCAAATGGAACGTGAGTAGAAATTTCACTTAAAATTGTATTTGCATTATTTAATACTGTTGCTTGATATGTTGTACTGCCAGGAGATATAGAACGTCCATCTGCAACTCTTGCATCACCAACTTTCCAACCAAATGCTAAATTAAACCCTGATGTACGAATCCAGTTTCCTATATTAGTATCTGAGCCAGTCAAAGCAACAATTTGTGTAATCATTGGATTACTACAATTTGACAAAGAACCATTCGGTGTTATAGTACTAGAATATCGATTATATAATGGAACATCAGCATTTGTATATGCTCTCGTATATCTTCCAGTCTCTGTTTGTAATGTTGGAAGATAATTATTTGCTAAAGAAGCCAATTGAGCAGTAACAGTTGAACCCGTTGTTGTAAAGATACTTGGGTCATATGGCACATATGATAAGTTTCCATTATATGCAGTAAGACCTTGAATGAATGTTGAACCTCTTGAAATAACAAGAGCACAATCTTGTGTAAGTGGTCCTGTATCTCCGGCATAAGATTTAAACAATCTTGCTATTTGAACTGCTTTAGATATTCCAGCTTGGAGTGCCAACCTTTGTACATCTGCAGTTCTTCCGTCTACATTAGGTGGCATTACACCCGTTGTTCCTCTCCATACTTCATCATTACCTAAAGGTAGAGTGTATTTAAAGGCATAACTTGAAAGAGCAGTTTGTGGAATTGTATATATTGAAGTTTGTGTATCACACCAAAGATCATTTAATACTTTTCTGGCTTGATAAATGTATGATCCAGCTACACCAAAATTACCTGGCAATACTCCCCAACAATTTCCTGCTGCAAATTTGGAAATATTAATAATATATTGTAATGGGAACCATATAAACATTTTCTTAACACCGGCATCGGTTGCTGGTTTAAGAGTATAAGTTCCCAAATGAGGATTAAAGCTTACAAGTGATTGGTAATTTTGTAATCCAGTATAACCTGTTATCGAATTACTAGCTGTGCCGGTTAATATATATTCACTCCCATCCGAAACAGTAAAACTACTAAAGATTTGTGTTGGTACTGATTTTGGATAATTATTTAATAATACTTGACTAGCACTTAAAGTATTATTATATATAAGTTGTGATGAAGCTGCATCGGTATCCTTTGCATATTTAAAGGCATCGGTGTATTTTGGATAGGCTTCAATATCTACACGATCTGTGTTAGCTTTGAATAAGGATATTTTATTTTGATGTTGTGTCTTTAATCGAGTTTTTTCATTTTCATAATCAACAAGCGTAACTGCAGTTGATTTACCAGCCCATGTGCATGCATTACCTGTAGTAAATGCAAAATAGTATGGTAATGATGGGCAGTTATATTCATAAATTATAGAATTAGGAGAAACGGCTTTAGTATAAGCTAATAGATTATTAAGAAGATCAATTGCTTTTGCGCATGATAAACCAGCAATTGGATCAACATCTCCATTAATATAATTTGTCATATCAGATTCATAGTCAAGAACTAAATGATATGGATCTATACCAAAATAATTTTTATTTGCTGTATTCCCATAAAATTGATTAAGAGAAGTTCTTACCAAATTTTGATACGATGCCCCATTTACTGTAAAATTTGGTCCAAAACTAGCAGATACATTCTGTTCATATAAAAGTTCACCATATTTAATATTGTTAGCCAACATCGGTGGAATCGTTGCGGCTCTTTCGGTAGCATTAAATGATAGATTAACAATATCAGTAACAACCTCAATACCATTGGAAGCTTCTACAGCTTGTGTCATTGTTAATGGGTTATAACTAAATGCCGATGCTCCAGGAAGATTGAGAACTCCTAATCTTTCTGCTTCTGATACTGGTGGGTTTTCTACTACTGGAATTTCATAACGGTCTGTATTCCACCATATACCAAATTTATTATTAGGAGTTCCAATATAATTTGTAATACCATTTACATAATATGCTGTTGTAATACCACTAACAGATCCTCTTACAATAATTGGAGATTGTGTTGCTGGATGAGCAAAGGTAATACGCCAAACATAATTACCATCAACCTTCTGTGCCCCCGAGATAATGTATGATCTTTCATCCATATTCATTGGAGCAAGATATGTTGTTTCCCACACAGTACCATTACCAATAGTTTGGCATTCTCCAATAACAGTATTAATTTTTCTTGCGAGTGCCATTTTAATAGCACCACATATACCCATGCAAGTAAGACCACCAATTTTTGTTGGAGATGTTTGTGCTTGAGTGTATCGTCTTCCACCAAAACATACTGATTCATTCATAAATGATAATGGAGTTCCATCCGAAGCAGTCATATCATATATACTAGGATTCCAATAAGAATAACGTCCAGTTTTATTTAAATACTGATGGCGTATATTTTCATAATACATTGGTCCTGCTTCACCATACATAAATGTAAAGCCGTCTAATTGAGTTGATTCTGCATCAACTCTAGTACGATATCCAAATGTTAATCCTTCAGGAATATAATATGCACTACCAAATAAATTAGATTCATCACTAATGTCTAGGCTAGCATCACTAGTCCATTTTTGATGAGCAACCCATGTATTAATTGGTTTTTGTATTCCGTACCAATTACTTCCTGTTATCTTGGGATGATTGTTAGGATCATTTCTTTCATATATTGCTTTCGCTACATTTGATTTGGCTACTTGTCTTCCCCACTTAACGTCTGACATTAATGCCATATATCCCATTGGATACCAATGAGTCCAATAATTATTATAAATTGTTCCAGCAGGCAATGTATTTCCTGGGAATGGATTACCACAAGGATCTACTTTATCAACTGAAATAGTAGTATTGGCTCCCGTCCAATATTTTGTTTTGCCTCCAAAAGATAATCCATTTAATGTATCGGGACCATATAATGGTATATAATTAGCTGGACCTGCAACATAACCAGACGATAGTCTATTAACATTAATTCCCCATACTGGATTTAAATGCCAGGAAATATAATGTGGTGCTCTATCAAAACCAACTTTAGTTATACTTGCTGCGCAGGAACCATTAGATCCTGTAGGATCATATCTAAAGAACCCAGTACTTCCCATTATTTCAGCACATGAATAGCATTGAAGTATTTGTGCAGGTCCACTGATTCCGACCCAATTTGCAGGTACCCATTTTTTAGCATATGTTGTACTTGCTTCGGGAGAAGAATATCCATATTTTCTACCCATTGCTCCCCACGACCAATACCAACCACCAACATTTTTACCATATGTAATACCATTGATGACTAATCCGTATGTATTACCTCTCCAATCTAAATTTCTATCAATAATTCTTGGAGAATTGCTATTTGGGTCAATATCTGCCATTATACCGCCGTAGGCATGTATTGAACCAACATCACCTACTTGTTCTGTATATAAATTTTGACACGACTCTAAACTAAATGCATCATTATACTGATAATAATCTTGCATTCTTTTATCAGATGCTGATGTAATATTATTAGTAACAAACGGAACATAATCAGTACTTGTACGAGTTAATGCATCACTAATATGATCTTTAGTATTATTTACATAAAAATTATTTGTATAAGATGGATTTGTAAAATTAATTACTGCATTATTTAATTTGTAATATCCATAATCCGCAGATAATGAATTGTCGGCAACAATTCCATTATATAATTTAAAATCATCTACCATATCAGTCCAGTGACCAGCATACCAATCTTTAATTGCAGCTTGATGTTCATATCCTAAAATTTCAAATGACCCATCACCTGCAAGATTTCCTGGTACATTATCAATAGATCCACCTATGGCAGTCAAACCTTCAACATATCTCCAATTTGATGGATTACTTGTAAATCCCTTTGCCAAAAGGTTTGCTCGCATAGAAGTGATGCCACGAGTAATAAAAGAATCTGGAGCAGCAGATGCACCATAAAATGTTGAATACCATTTAGATCCAGTTGGTGTATTATTAGGATAGAGCCATTTTGAATAAAAATTGGAATCACCAATACGTATTCCTCCGGATATACCAATACCACGATAGTCTAGATAACCATATATTTCATCATCTAAATCAAAATGTGCCATGGTAAAACCATTAGCAGAAAGATGTGAATATATTGCCTTTAACTCGGCACGTAGGAAATTCATTTTGCGTTTTAACCATGGGGTTTTAAACGCGGTAGAAGATCTACGATCACCAGTTAACACAATAGCTTCGGTATCCATAATCGGACTATTAGATTCTGCTCTCCACCACCTACTTGCCATCACAACTCTATATTTGTTTGGAATCCAACTGTGGTCTTGAATTACTCGGTTTAATCCAGCAATACTATAAAAACCAGTTGCACCAAAGGTTAAACCAATATAACCTGTTGCACTATTCCATGGAAAGGTTGACATATCGATATCAACATCAGGAAAATTATTATATCCAACACCAGTCCATCCTTGATCTACACCAGCACTCGGTGGAAATATTCCTGCATTTAAATCACTTTGACTTGGGCCATTTCTTCCACGAATAAATTCTACATTGGGCCACATATATGTCAAACCATTTTGACTGCCCCAACGTTCTGCTTGATTCCAATAACCATATGGTGAATTAAGTGTGCAGAAAAGATCTGGGTTTACATAATTTTTAGGAACAATGTTTCTAGATTCAGCAGTAGTTTCTGCATTGAACATAAACTTTGGATTTTCTGGAAGACTTAATGTATTCAGTCTTTGTGCTTCAGATACTGGTGGGTTTTCAACAATTGGAATTTCCAGATTTCCACTATTCCACCATATACCAAATTTATTATTTGGATTATTGATGTAATCTGTAACTCCACTGATATTGTATGCTGTAGTAATACCAGAACACATACCACGAACTATAATGGGTGCAGGATCTGTTGCTGGATGTGCAAATGTAATACGCCAAAGGAAATTAGTATTTATTTTTTGTGCACCAGAAATCAAATATGATCTCTCATCCATATTTACTGGAGCAAGATATAATGTTTCTTTAACAGTACCATTACCAACAGTGTGGCATTCACCAATAATTGTATTAACTTTTCTAACATCCGAAAGCATCATCGCACCACAGACACCAAATGATGTGATGCCACCAACTCTTTGTGGAGTTTGAGTATTAGCTTGTGGATAATACTTGGGAAAAACACCATTTTGTGTAACATATGGTGGAGTATTTGAAATTGATGTTGTAGTATAATGATCTGGTGGATTATAATATGTAAACTTACCAACTTTATTTAAATATTGGTGTCTCATATTTTCATAATACATGGGTCCAACATCACCATAGATATATGTAATACCTGTAGCCATACTTGTTGTTAAAGTATAATTAAATGTTACTCCTTGTGGAATATACATATAATTGGAAAATGGTTTATTATCAGATATATCTGTACTATTAGTAAAATATTTTTGACTAGCAATCCATACTTGAATTGGTTTTTGAATTTTATTCCATGCAGAACCACTTATTCCAGGATAATTGGTTGGGTCATTTCTTTGATTTACTGCATCAGCAACATTTACTCTGGCAACGTGTCTTCCAAATCTTACTTGTTCAAGAAGAGACATATATGCCATTGGATACCAGTGTGACCAATAGTTATTATAAATTGTTCCAGGTGGTAAAGTATTACCTGGAACTGGATTTCCACATGGATCTAAAGCACCTGTTAATGTACTCCAAGTAGTAGAGCCACCAAGCTTTCTTTTAGATTCTGCACCAGCTGATAAACCACCAAGTACATCAAATCCTCTGATTGGAATATAATTTACTGGTCCTAATGTAGCACCACCATTAAAAGTCTGAACATTAATTCCCCAAACCGGATTTAAATGCCAGCCAATATATGCTGGTGTCCGATCAAATCCAACTTTATTTTGGTTTGCAGCACTCGATCCATTAATACCAGTTGGATCAAATTTAAAGAAACCACAATTACCAAGAGTTTCAGCACATGTAAAACATGTTACTAACTGTCCTGGAGCAGTTGATCCAAGATAATTTGCGGGTATCCATTTACGGGCATCATTTTGATTCCACAACGAAGGATTTGAAAATCTGAATTTACTATATAAACCAAAATAATACTCATATACTTGAACAAGAGCTTTACCAAATGTATTTCCACCAAAAGCAAATCCATAACTATTGCCTCTTTGATCTAATGTTCTGTCAATTTGGTATTCGCCATTGGCATACACATCAACCTCTGCCGGACCATAAAATGCAGTACTAGAAATATCCCCAGCAACTGAACTATATGTATTATAAAAAGAACCTAAATTACCATGATCATTATATGAATAATAATTAAATACACCCAAATCTTGAAAGGCTGTTGGTGAAGTAAATGGAACATAATCGGAAGCAGATTTTGTTAAAATTGTTGGAGAATTTGATGTACCACTTGGTGTTGGATTAGAATAATTATGTATTTCGGCATTTGTCTTATAATAGTCATAATCAGCAGATAAAGAATTATCGGCACAAATTCCATTTATTTGTTTAAAATCAGTAATAAGATCCGTGATAAAATATCCAACCCAATCTTTCCATGCACTATAGTATTCTGGTCCAAACCACGATGCAAATGGAGTTCCACCTGCAGCAATATTTCCTTGAGCAGAACAATTTCCAAGAGCTGTTAACCCATCAACATTTCTCCAGTTTCCATTGGTAGTAGTAAATCCTCTTCTTAAAAGAAAAGCTCTATTAGATGTAATTCCTTGTAATATTAATGAATCTGGAACCGCACATATTCCATTAAAATTTGCATACCAGTTAGAACTATTTTGAGAATTTGCTGGATATACTACGTTATTAATAAAACTATTACCACCATTAGTAACAGAAGGACGAAGCCCAATAGTACCAATACCTCTCATATCCCCGATCCCAGCCATACCAAAATATTCATCATCTATATCAAAATGAGCACAAGTAAATCCAGATAAACCCATATATCTATAAACAGTATTTAATTCATTACTAAGAAAATTTATTTTACGTTTTAACCAATGAGTACGATAAGTTTGAGTACCACCCGCTGTATCAATAGTAATATATTCTGTTCCAGTAATACCTATTGGTCCTACACCAATTCCGTCTAAAGCTCTCCACGATCTTGGTGGGTAAAATGTTCGGTATTTATTTGGAATATGCGAATAGTTTCGTATAATGTCATCAACATCTGATTTTGTTATAAAACCTGGAGAACCAAATGTCATTCCAATATAACCAGTGGATGTATTCCATGGACTTATAGACCAATCAATATCAGAAATATTTTGGCTTCCCGCTCCAGGCCATTCTGATACCGTTGGTGGAGTATTTGTTCCATCTGCTCTAGGAAATTGACCTGCATCCAAGCAAGCACCCTTTGGTCCAAGAATACCAGTAGGATACTTAACATAATGCCACATATAGGTAAGCCCAGCTGTATTACCCCAAGTTTCACCTTGTTTCCAATATCCAACCACAGGATGTTCAATGAGACCAAATAATTGAGTCGGCATCAGAACAGTGTATGTAATATTAGTATTAAGTAAAAGTGGATGCATTATTTGACTTTTAAGTATTGTCTCGTATACTATTTATATTATGACTAACAAGAAATTAGAAGAAATGATCTACGACTATGGTGAAACTTTAAAGCACATTGGTAAGTGTGAAACCGATGGAAAGACTAGTTTAAAGGAATATAACAAATTAGTTGACCATAAGGAAAAATTGGTAGAACAATTTAATGAACATTTTAACAGCAATTCAAAAATGGCACAAACTTTAGGAGTTATATAACTACTTGCTAAAAGTTGTTTTTATAATTTCTTTGGCTTTTTCAGGTGTTACATTTTGACGAGCCATAGCCTGCCAAAATTGATCCATCATAACTTTAGTAACATCTTTTAATTCAGAACTTCTATTTACAGATGGCTTAGAAGTTTCAACGTTATATACATTTCCTTCGTTTATATCTTTCATATTATTATTTATGCCCAGACCTCGCAAAACATCTACTCAACCTAAACGCAAATACAATAAAAAGCCTGTGGAAATCCCTAAAAAGATTTACCCAGAATTTGTTCAAAATTTTATAAATGAGGTAGAATCTAAAACTCCCTATAAAGTTGTTGTTGCCCAGTATAATGAAGGTTCTGGATACCATGTGGGTGTGTGTAAGTCCGTTCCTAGTAATTGTTATCATTGTATTTGGATGGTCAATCATGCCAAAACTAAAGAAGAATTAGATAGATTTTGGAATATAATATAAACTCTAAATATTTGTATCATGTACGATAAATACTTCTCAGCAAATCCAATTACAGTCGGTTCAAGAATACCTAAGCATAAAGGTCTTTTAATTTCTGGTGGTGCAGCAGGAGTTACTATGTCTGTTCAGTTTGTAAGTGGTACAGGTAATACATTAAATTCTGTTCTTACAATTAATAACACGCCCTATATTTTACCTTTCCAAGTATATGCTGTTAATACATTTAATGGTCTTACTGGCTTCTATGTAAATTAATATGCCTAAAGACATTCGATGTCTCATTACCAACAACCTTCTTAAGAAGGGTGAGTGGTTTTGGCTATCGTGGGAAATGGATGCTGCAATCTCAGCACCGGGTCTAGCAGAATTAGAAATGCGCCGTCATGATCCTGACGACGATTTCGCTAGAATGTTGTGGCAAGAATGGGAATGGTCCCGAGAAATCGGGTATCCTGATCTTTAATCTTTTTTCAACTTATCTTGCATTGTCTTCAAGGCTTCGGATGCCCATGCATAGGCTTCATTGCCATGCTTTTTAGGACCCTCTTTTACAATAGCCAAGATTTTTCCAAGACGCTGACTTGGTTGTTCAGTTCCTTTGAACATTCCTTTAGGTGCTCCGCTTGAATTTGGACTTTTTGATGGAGTCTCGGAATCAGAACCTTTAGCAACACGACCACGCTGTGGTTTAGTCTCTTCATCTGAATTTTCATTCATCATTTTTGAAATTTTAGAGGTAATTGATTCTCTTACTGTTTGCCAGTTTGCAGTTGGAATAGAATATTGGTAGCCATCTTCTGGGTCTGCATAATCATGAGCATCTTCTTCTGCTTCGCGTCTTTTTCTATTTGCCAAAGCATCTTTACGAATTTCTGCGGCTTGTACCATTTCATCTTCAAAATCTGACAAATCCGGATCAGCCATGACACCATCTTGTCCATCTACAGCAACTTCATTTGCATTGCCATCTGGCTTTGCATCAATTGGACCTGTGTTCTGTGCCATTTGAGCCAATCGTTCTGCTCGTTTCATTTTAGTAATATTTACATATGCACCAACATCACCATCTGCCAATGCAATGCTAGTAGGTGAAGGTTTACCAAGACGAGAAATTGCGTCTTTTACATCCTCAGGATGTGCGCTAGGAGAATCTGGGTTAATAACTGGGGCTACAGGCATTTGACCCATTAATGCGGCTCGTTGAGCAGGGTCTGTAATTTTTGCAGCCTTGGCTTCGTTAATCATACGAAAACCATTTTGTTGGGCTTCTAATCCAGCACGATTTAATTGGTGAATCCAACTGTAATAACCTTTATTGTTCTTCATATCAATATTTAGATTTGACTTCTGTTATACATGATATATACTTGTATCATGACTTATGGTTCAAACGGTGCAGGTAAGGGAAGTTCCCCCAGACACGTAAATTTGGAACAATATGGCAAAAATTATGAAGCAATTTTTAAGAAGAAGCCAGTAAAGAAAAAGTCTAAAAAATCACCTAAATAAACTACGCAAGAGTACTCAAGCGGTCAACGAGGGCAGACTGTAAATCTGCTGATTAATTTCTACGAAGGTTCAAATCCCTCCTCTTGCATTCAGCCAAATAATATAAAAATGTATACATCTAATAAACAGCATGAATATGATCCATATCTACAAGACTTTGGATCAAAACAAGTTGGTATCAATCAAGCACTTAATGATAGAATGAAAATTATAGAACTTCAAAATTCTGCTTTAAATATAAAAATAAAAAAACTTGAGGAAATGATTGCAAAAATGTCTATTAATACTAATGAAACGTTAGAACAAAAATTAGAAGAAATGACTGATAAACTAGATGATCTTCAATCTAGGATTGATTTACTTGACGAATAAATAAACCGGAGTATACTCTTATTATGCCTAACTCAAAACAACGTATTACTAAACGTGCTCATAAGAAGCGTGAAGAACGCATGAAGCGCAATCGTATTCAGAGCCTTATGAAGGCTCGTGTTGGTACACTTCGCAGTCTTGACGCGAGTGGACAACTTCCTGTATGTGTCAAGGAAAAGAGACTGCCCAATGGCTAAGACTGTTATAAACATGACTCTTGCAGATGTTCGCAAGAAATATGATTCTATTGATTGTTTTTTCACTTACTATGATGGTGAAAAAGCTTCGTTTGATTTTTATGGTACTGATGCATCAGGTGCTGAAGTTCGTATTTCTCTTGGCGGGTGTTCTGCCTGGATTAAGAACATGGCATTTGGTCCAAAGGATCCACTAAATATTAGTGACGCAATGAGTCGTCACGTTCGCTATGTTTCTGTCACGGATAACCGTGCTAAATTGGTTTACGAACAAATTTTTGATACTAACTAAGGAAAGATATGAATAATTCAGATTTTAATGATTTTAGAAACTGGCAAAATGGCGATGATGGCGAAGAAAACAATCCAAATAACGGATTCTTCTTCTTTGGTAATTCTAGCCCAGAATTCAAGAAGATGTGGGATCAAATGCGTAATGGTGAAAATCCTGCAGATAGTCTTCGTGACTATCTTAACATGGATGACATTTTAAATCAATGGACTAAAGAAAATCAAAAAAAACCATTTAATAAAAATAATCCACCAAAACATTCTCGTAGACCTATTCGACATAAGCCTAAGACTACACCATTTACTCAAGAAGAATATTTTAAACTTATTGAGATTCGTGGATACCTTGCTATTCAAGAACAGTATGCACATGTTAAGGCATTAGATAAGTTGCTGAATCAGATTATAATTAAGCCAATAGATAATTCAGGAGAATTTCAATGACATATATTCCAGGTGAAGCGTATAAAAAAGGTTATGCAGCCCGTATGGGTGGTGCAGAAAGAGCATCGAATGTAAATGAGTCTACCAGTGTGTATTGGGAAGAGTGGGCTACTGGTTGGGACGATGCTAACACTAAGGTAATTACAGAAGCCAGACAAAATGCTGGTTGTTCAAAACCTAAGTGTTGTAAGACATTTATTCAGGAATAAAAAAACCCCCGAAAGGGGGTTTTTTTATCTGGCTCTTCTTAGATTTGGTGCTAAAATTCTTTGAATTTGTCTATTAAGTTTAGGACTAAGCATTTTTTCCATTGCTGTAAGAATATCTGTTTTTGATGTTGAAACAGAACCTGGACCAGATAATTCTTTTGCTACTTCTGCAACAGTAGGTTCCCGTCCTCTTACTTTATATTCAACTCTACCTTTGCTAGGTCTTGCACTTAATTTTGGTTTAGCAGATGATCCACCATATTTTGTAATAAGATCTGGTGTAATTTGTGTAACTAATCCTGGAAAATTATAAGGTTTTGTGGATCTTCCTGGTGTAACCACCCAACGTAAATCTGGAGATATATCTAAAAGACCTTGTTGAAATATTTTTCCAAGTTGTTTTTGCGATCTTGCACCTATTTGTTCAGTTGTTTTACGTATTTTTGATTTTTGATCAGAAGTTAATGTACGCCCACGTTCAAACATTTTTTTTACTGTTGCGTCAAATTGTGGTAAGCCTGGAAATAAATTTTTCTGATCATCGGAGATATGCTTAAATGGAGATGTATTATCACCTTTATAGTCTGCTGGTGACCATATTCCATCTTTAAATGTCCAGCCATCTGCACCACCAGTACTTACTTCACTTGATGCAACTGGAATCAATCTGTCTGCAGTTTCATCTTGATGACTTTTACCACCCTTTGTTAAATCTGCTGTAGCAGAAAACAAAAAACCAGATCTTTGTGTTTTTGCGCCTCTTTTTGGTTTGCCTGTATTTGGATTAATATCTTTTTCAGGTGGCTTGATAATGTTTTGTGCTGCTATATTTACCAAGTCTCTAGCAGCACTAGAATATGATTCTTTCAATTGTTTCTTTTCTTTATTTGAAAAGTTAATCCAATGAACATTGGAAGTACCTGTATCAGGATCAACTGATCTTAAAGCAACTGCTCCGGTTGGATTTCTTAATTGATATCTACGAACATATTTTTTTGTCTCACTATCGGGAACATATTTCCAGTCGCTGGCACCTTGAAATTGTTTAAATTCTTCAGGACAAACATCAAACATCTCACATGAATCTAAACCCTTCAACACAGGCTTACGACGTTGCATAGGAGCCATTACAGGGTCCATACCCGATACTTGACCCGTATTGTAGCCAGGAGAGCCTCCAGCAGCTGCCATGCCTCCTGAGCTCATATCCTCCACTAATGCAATATAGCTTACTTCTGGGTATCCTTGAATAACCAATTGACCTTCCATGAGTCCAGCATACTCTGCCTTTGTAATACCAAAAGTATTTGCTTCTTCTCCAAACAATTGCAAAGTACTGAGATAATTTCCAAGTTTGGCTTTTGTCATGCCAAAAGGAAGTTCCTCAAATATTTTCTTTAATTTAATAATAAGGTATTCTAAAGGATCAATACTGCTCTCTGGCTTTAGAAAATTTCCTTGAGCATCTATGGCACCAGCTTTGAATGCCTGAAAAGATGTATAAGAAGCCGAAATTCCTTCTGCAAACTTGTAAAAGTAAAACGATGGAATGTATGAAGGGCTTCCCATATATTATTATTTATTGTTCTGTCTGTGTCAACTTTCTATCTACTCTTGGATCGGTATTTAATTCAGAGTACTTTACTTCTGGCAAAGTTTTGATGTTAAATTCCAAAAATATAAGAAAGGATTTAAGATAAGAATAGAGTCTAGGCTCAACTCTGAAGAATAAAATACGAGCAGTATTTTCTTCTCCAAAGACATTTTTTAATATTATAATGTGATTAAGAATCAAACGTTCTCTGATGGACTTGAGAGTCTTGTGTTTATGAATTTTCTGTAATAATCTTTTAACGTATTTTATACGCTTCAAATCATCCATGAACTCTGCTTTACCAGAGCATTCTCTATTAAAATAACAACCCTGACAGAATTCTGTAAAATTTTCTTCTGTCAGGGGTTTATTCATTTCAATTAATGTTTCAATGTTGGCACCCGCAATCATTTGCACTCGTTTCCATATTATATGAAGAAGATTCAGTTGGAACTATGACAAATGTTACGCGTCGCAAATGGTTTGGTTGTTTTTCAATATTTACACTAAGCGCAAGAGAATAACCAAGTTTTTCCTTGATTCCATCTCCCTGACTAAAACCAGTTTTGTTAACATCATCATAAGGATTTTGTCCGTATATACCTAGCTGTGGGCTACCATATTGGACTAACTCTAACATATTTAACCCATCACTTAAACTCTTTTTGGGCATACCAAAATCTAGTCCAACAAGATTTAATTTATTTTTTACAACACCAAGAACGCCATCTGGATCAATATAATCTCTAGATGACAAAGAGTATAACATTGCGTTTATCGCATCAATGTGTCTTGGCATCTGAAGATTGTGGGTACCTTTGTCGGTAAGCACAGATGGACCTAGTTTTCCTTGTGGATCTCCAATATAAAGACCACCACCAAAGGTGTGTTCACCAGCATTTTCGACAAGTTCATTGATTTTATTGAGAAGGGCTTTAAATTTCATGGCTTTCCTTTATTTAGTTCTGTATTTTATTAGTCCATATAAATCTGAATTGTATTCAATATTATTCAAATTTTTGAGAGTATCGTGGGCAATACTTTTAATAAAGTCCTTGCACTTCCCACCAGGTGAAACGTTTTCTTTTAACATAGAGGTTACGGATTTAGTACTCCATGTTTTGCATGCCCAATACCGTGCTTTCCATTTTGGTCCCGGATTATCACAGTTATGACGAGCACGAAAGTTTTTGCGACGAGCAGGATCATCGCGTTTAATTTCCATGGTCTTATCTCCAAAATTTACTTTAACAACATTTCCTTTATCATTCTTGACGTAAACTTTATATTTTTTTACATCACCTTTCATGATCTTATTGAGCTTTACTTTTTTATTTGCTTCTTCATGAATTTCAATGATATCACCGTATTCGTTGTATTCTTCACCCTCAGTTACATCAACAAATCCAATAATTTTATTTGGAGCAAAAGTTTCAATTAGTTCACATCCGTTTTTATCTGTGAACGTTACCTTATAGTTATTTTCATTAATTTCAATTGCATCAACATTTAAAATGTTTCCAGATTCATTTATAACAACATCACATGGTTTAATATCTTTAATTTCTATAGATGAAAAAGGAACAGATGGTATATAAGTCATTGTTTCAACAATGAATTTGTTGGAAGATTGTTGAATGGCTATGACACGTTCATTCAAACCAACTTTGGTCTGAATCTTGTTCATAATCATATTGACATATTTCCTACTCATTTCCAGCTATCCTTATTTTGTTTTTCACCTTCGTGATGACCATTATCAGATCTATTAGCAGAACGATCTCTTACACGTAAATTATTTATACCGTTTGATCCACCACTACGAAGAGCTTTTTTATGGTCAATGTCTTTACCATCTCCTTTTTTAGCTCTTCCTTTTTTAATCATTTCTTCTCTGGCTTTAGTTCGTGATGCACGCTCTTTGCGTTGCTTTGATTTACCATGATAATTCTTGTATTCTTTTTTGTAATCTCTTTCGTATTCTTCTTCAATAAAATCTTTTATTAAAGTTTGTAGCAATAGTGGATTACTTTGAATTCTTGCTTTTGCATTTTCAAAAATTGATTTCATATTGATCATTACATATTCAGAATCTTCCAAAAGCATGTTTCGTGAATTCGATATTAATGCACCTTCAGAATCATTTAAGATTTCATAGTTTACCAAATTAGCTAAAACAAAATTATTTGTAAGTGCTTCAACAAGAAGATCATTTAACATTATAATTTCTTCACCAAGAACTTGGTTGGTGACATTATCATCTGTTAATACTGGAATCTTAGTTGTTTTATTGTCTATTGTAATGTAGTTATATTGAATCGAATTAAGATCTTTTGGTTTGAAACCAGGCAATAAACTGGCATTTAATGAGAAATCATTATTACTAGTTATATAACCAACCATGATCTGCATTGGATCAATTTTGGTTTTATCTACTAAGATATCTTTCAATCCCATTTTCTTTTGTTTGGGTTCTGTTGCTTCTACTACAGTTGTAAATTTCTTTAACTGTTCTGCTGCAGCAGGATTATATCTTTGTATGTTGGATGCAGTCATTACATCTTTAGCCCGTTTGACATCTAATGTAGCATCATTTGAAATGCTATCAAAATAATCATCTGTCATCGGTAAAATACCATTAACAGTTATAAGATGATTGGGTGCAGTCTCAGGAGGAACAATTCCATCACCACGTAACATAGTTTTTAATAGGTTTGATGATACATATTTTTTAAGAGGATTATCTTTTTTACCTTTTAATAAATCGTATGCACCGTCTTCCCATGCTTTTTGATAATTGATCATAGATGCTAGAGGATTTAAATTTCCTTCTTCATCTACTACAGTTCCTATTTGTTGTCCGGATGCATCTTTAATAGGAGTGTTTTGTAATTTTTTCAACATTTCAGGATCCTTGCGAATCTCTGACATGGCGTTATCGGGAACAAGCATTTGAGAGAACTGAGAAGCAATTTCACCAGTTTTTTGTAGAGTCTCAGAAATTCTTGGATCTGATGCTGTTAGATCAGGGTTGCTTAAGGCTTGAGTCAAAGCGTTAGCCACAAAGCCTTTAAAGTTTTTATTTGATTGATTGAAATCGGTTGATGAAAAAGCTATTTCACCACCAGCAGCAACCTTGAAACGGTACTCACCACAAGACATATCGGAAGCACCTTCAGAATTAACTGGCTTACCTGTTGTCTCAACGTTTGTTAAAAGAGTTTGTAGGCACTGATCACCAATCTGTGATAAGATTTTTCTGGCAGTAAAGAACGCAGTTCTGGTAAATTCTCTACCACCTGGAGCCAATGCAAGATATGTTTGCATTTCTTGTTCGCTTGCGCCTGCTTTAATCTTAGCAAGAAAAACAACTGCATTCAATACTTGTTGGTTGTAAGGAACTCCGCTTATGTCACTTAGACCGTATGCTACAGTTAGTTTTTCATAAGTTAATTCATCAAAATCAGAATTAGGAGTGGGCTGACGCATCATCTGGAAATACTGATTACGCAGTTCAGGTGGCATTTGAAGCAACTGTTCTGGTGTCATCTGAGTCATGGTCTGGAACATTTGTTCCTTATCCATTTTCTTTGCTTTGGTTTTTTCAGACTTTTCAGTTTCTTCTGCTGACTTTGGACTTACAGATTTTCTCTCTGAAGTTTCTTCTTTTTTCTTAGATCTTTCGTCTTTATCATCACTACCTTGTTTCACATTTCCAAATAATAATTTAGAAGCTCTGGTCTGTTCAAACCCCTTTTCTTGGGTAGCTCGCTTGGCTTCATCAACAGTCATGTCTTGTTTATTAAGTTTTTGGTGATATCCCTTGTTAAAGGAATCTTTAAAAATTAATTGTACATTTCCACTGTTTGTCTTTACTAAAATAACATCTTTAATAAGTTCTTGTGCAGGCTTCTTATCTCTTGGTATCTGTTTGGATCTTTCAATTTTTTTACGGGCTGCATCTTTAGCTTTATTGTCACCAGCACCAGCTTTTGCTGTTTCCAACTGTCCAGCCATAGCAGAACCATCAGCCTCATTAAGGATTGCGTGTTTGGCAATTTGATTTAAAAAAGTGTTAAAGTTCATCTCAAATTATTTAGGCTCCTGGGAATGCTTATATTTTTCTAAAGGATTATAAACTTTTAAATTTTTATAAGTTTTAGCTTTGCCGTTTACCAGTTTTTTAAGAGCAGAATAGTCTAGATTGTTTTGCTTGGCAAACTGAGAAAGATTGGGAATAGTCATAACTAAGTCAGTTGTAGTATCAACCAATATGTACAATTTTGTAGTCATTATGGTTTTGGCTTTTGGTTCTTCCAATTTTTCATGAGAACCAATTCCATCTTTTACTTCACGAATTTCGACTGCTGTCCAACCTTTGTAAGTCTTTCGTTTACCGTTTAACAGTTCACAAATCTTTACAGAAGTCATGCCTTGACTTTCTGCAAATTGAGACATATCTTTAAAAAAAGTCTTTTCTCCAGTATCAACTCGTTTTAGCCAATACCCATTTTTTTCTGCAATTGGATTGGTCCATTTCCAATATCTTCCATTTCTAGTAAAAAAACCACCATGTGTGTCAATGAATTGACTTCTGTGTTTTATAGCCTTAGAATTATCATTCATCATCACCCAAAGTTTTGTTCCTCTGGTATTGACAGTTTCTTCTAAAGTTTTTTCTTTATGAAATTCCATTTAATTCCTTATATTCAGTTATCAAACTTTTTAAATATTTGACATATGAAATTGGGTTTCCTTGAAAAACTTGGCTTAATCCATCTTCACACGCAATTAATATAGCAAAATTATCTATAATAATTCCAGTTCTTTCTTGAAACATCAAAGAATACGCACATGCTTGGGCAAAATAGGTATCAATATCTTTTTCACGTTTTTCTTTTGTACTTGCTTTAAAATCTATAATTGATAATTTACCATCATATTCTGCTATACAATCAGTTCTTCCAGCTAAACCAAGAGTCTTTGACCATAATGGGGTTTCTAATGCAATTATATTATTTATTTTATGTAATTCTGGTTTCATCAATGAAAACAAACCTTTATAGCTAGAATGAAGATTGTCATAATCTATTTCTTCATTCTTTAAATATGATTCTATTATGCTATGGAATTTGGTTCCTCGTGTTGTAACACGCATACTTTCCTCTGGATTTTTTGCTCTCCATCCAGCAAAGAATTGTTGTTTCTTAAAACCAACAACAGTTGTTACAGATGGAAAAATTCCCTCTGGAGTTTCGTACAGACGTTTTCCATCTGTTGAAACTTCTTTGAGGGAACCAAGGATTTCGATAGGTTTATGTACAAACGGTATTGATGAATTTATTAACATATATTTACACACTTTAATTATAACAGCATATTTAAACTATGCAATTATTTATCGCATAACTTGTCGTCGTGCATATTTACCAACCAATTCTAAACCTAAGCCAAGATCAATTTCTTGTTTTCTACCTTGTTCTTCATAAGGTTTACTTTTAACATCCGAAGATCCAAACATAAAGAATGGTAAGGATTCTTTTGGTGTGGGTTCCTTTGGTAGAGGTGTCTTTGGGGGAGTTGGTGTTTTTGATGGTGGTGGTGGTGGAGCAGGGGGAACTGGACCTGGTGGTGGAGGTACCGGTGGTGTTGGAATTGGTAAAGGAATTGGTCGGGGAACTGGCACCGGTGCTGGAACAGGTGCTGGAGTTGGAGTCGGAGTAGGCGTTGGAGTCGGTGTTGGAGTCGGAGTCGGAGTCGGGGTAGGTGTTGGAGTAGGCGTTGGAGTAGGCGTTGGAGTCGGAGTTGGTGTTGGCGTTGGAGTCGGAGTTGGTGTTGGAGTCGGGGTAGGTGTTGGAGTAGGCGCGGGTGCTGGAGCAGGAGTTGATGCTGGTGTGGAGGCTGGAGCAGGAGTTGATGCTGGAGCTCGTTTAGTAGCTCGTTTAGGAGTTGAAGAAGGTGTTGGCTCTGGAGCACGAATTAGTTCAGGTGGAGGCTCTACCTTCACAACAGCTGGTTTTAATGAATCTAAACTTGATTGATAATCCGCCCACTCTTCTGGTGTGAATACTCCTTCAGGTTTTTCTCCTTTAAAGTAAGAAGATGGTGTTGAATATGGTTTTCCACTAGAACTATTTCTAACAATATCTTCGGCATTTTTAATAATTTGTTCTGCAGCATCATCAACTTTTTCCAAAGCTTGTTGTAGCTCTGGTTCTAATGAAACATTTTTTAACGCTGGATGTTCTTTTATTGTAGAACGAATAAGCTCTCTTAAATCTGATCCACTCGCAACACCTTCTTTAGAATAATCAAATGCTAATTTTTGAACATAATCTAAAAGTTGTTCTGCATATGCTTTTGCAGATTCTCCAGTAAATTTTGGAACCCAATCAGTTGGCGGTAAACCAATTTCATTTGGAAAGAATTTTGGTTTTGGAGCAGCAATTAATTCTGGTGTTACACCAAGTTTTGGTAATGTTTTTGCTGGCTCTGTTGATAATCCTATTTTTATTGCTTCGCCTGCTGTTTTTGCTTCTTTAGCAACTGCAGCCTCTTTAGCTAATTTTTCTGCTTCTGTTGCTATTTTAATTATTTCTCGACCACTACCTTCATTTAATGAATAATATTTTCTTTTTGGATATGATTCTTCACCCAACATAACACTATGTGTTTGTTTAATAACATTCTTTAAAATATTCTTACTTAATTCTTTTGAAATTCTAGATTCAAAATAACCGCTTTCTAATAACAATGCAATATATGCATTGGTTTGATAACGATATTCTAAAATTGAATGAAGAAAAGAACTTTTCATATTATTATTTATGAGGCTGGTGGAACTGGAGGAGTCTTTAACAACTCATCTGCTCGTTGAAGAATTGTTTTTAAGTCTTCTCTATCTCTTGGTCGATTGCTTTTAGTCCAGTTTCTAGAAAACGCCGTTTGTTCTTCAGGAGTCATTTGTGAATAATCTTTTGCACGAGCAGATAATGAATCATCGTAAGTTTTATTTTTTGCAGCAGTTTCTGCATCTCGTTCTGCTGCACGGCGCGACATATATGCTTCAGTATCAGCAACTTTTTTGTTTTGTGCTTCTTTTGTTATTCTATCTAACTCAGCTTGTTTGGCTATTTCGGCTGCTTCTTTTTCTGCTTGGATTTTTGGTGCATTATAAGATTGCAAATCCATCATAAGTTTTTGACGTGCTGTTAATTCTTCTGGAGAGAAAAGCGTACTTTCTGCTTTTCTTCTGGCTAATTCATAATTTAAATCTGAAACCTTTTGTTTGACTTCATCATAATATGGTGAAAGTTCTTCAACTGTTTTTGAACCTTCTGAAGCTCTAGATGCAGCAGCTTTTTCAGCAGCAGATATTGTGCTTGATATTTCGGCTTCAGGCATTCCTATAGAGCCTGTCCAATCTATATTTGGTTGGGCTTCTTGTGCTCTTTTTCCTGTTTCGATGTCAAGTTTAAGACGTTTTCCTTCTTGTTTTAAAAATCCTTTAAGATCAAAAATATCTTCAGGAGCCATTCCGGTTTCTTTTGTAAGTTCCCCAGCAGTAGTCAAATCTTTAGTTGCTCCAGAGTAATCACGTAACATACTCGGATCAAAAGATCTTCCGGATTTTTGAGCATCCGCAGCTTGTTCGGCTGCTTTTATTATTTCTGGAGCCGCATTATTTACTCTTGTTAATTGTCCATATACAATTGGATCCGCTTTATCGATTCCTTGAAATACAGGAAGATTTTGTATATTTTGTCGTACTAACTCAGCTAATTCATCTCCACGCTTTCCTTCTTGTGCTAGTTTTAATGCTTCATATTGAACCCGATTCATTAAAACATTTGCACCAGCAGCTACATGTTTTGGAACTTCAGTAACTGCAGTTATACCATCTCCCACTGTTGGAAGATCAATGAATGATCTAATTGGTTGCTTTACAACAGCAGTAGATACAGCTTTCGCTGCTTCTCCCGCTTCTGCACCTAATTTTCCTACTTTGGTTGCTGCTTCAAGTTCTCTTGCAGTTCTAGCGGCTTCCATGGCTTTCATGGCTGCATCTACACCACGAGCAACTTTTCCGACTCCAGCTTGTTCATTTAGCTGATATTTCTTTACTAAAGATTTGGGGTACGGTAATACACCCTCTGCAATTAAATTGGTGCTTTGTATTACTTGCTTAAGAATATCAGCACTGCAACTATTTGAAATTTCAGGGCTAAAATAATTATTTTCATTTAACAAAGCAATGTATGCATTTGTCTTATAACGATAATTTAAAATGTGTTCTGTTATTGTATTATTCATGATATTCTACAAAGTATTTATTATAATTTTGGAGCTCTTACAAATCCAGAGGATGGTTTATTTACCTTATCCCATGTAGTAGACTGCATTGGAGATGGAATCTCTGTAGCTAAATTTCTGTTTCTTTCTCTTTCTTTACGTGTGTGATATTCCAATTCAGCACTAGACGGGTATCTAGTTGGCTCTGGAGCATATTCTTGTTGAGTTGGCATACCTCTACGCATACGATATTCTTTAGCTCTATCAGTTTCACTATCACCCACAACATAATTTACAATATCTTCCCCAGTTTCTGCATATGTTTTTGGTCTAGTTTTTCCCGTAACTTTGTCAGCAACTTCAAGACCTAACATTTGTGGAGTTTCAAAATCACGCAAAGCTTCTCCAGCTTTAAATCCACCATAAGCTACAACTGGAACAAGAGCACCACCTATTGCACCAGATACTAATTGAGTTCCTAAACCTGATACTAAAGGAGCACCTCTCAAAGCATTCATATATACCTGTCCAGCACCAGACATTGCTGACCAATCTGCAACACTTTGTATTTCTTTGCTTAAATTTGGTAATTCATTCATTTCAGTAGCTGGATCCATACCAATATAATCAGTACCTAGTTCTGCACCTCTACGAGCTAATTCACCAGCAACTAAAGGGACAACTAAGGCACCGCCTACTTGTAAAGCAGTTTTTCCAACAGTTGTTGCTGCTGGAATTGGATTTTTTACAGCATATTCAACAGCAGAAACACCTTTTTTTGCCATGTTTACTGCAGATTTTGCAGAATCTACAGGATTCATTACTGTATTGGCTACACCTTTGCCTATACTAGTAAATGTAGGAACTGGATTTGGATTACCAATTAAGTCTGTACGAAGTTCTTTTCCACTAAAAAAAGGAGGAGGAATTACAACTGCTTCGCCTACCATAGCCACTCTTGTGGTTTCTTTACGTTTTCTTTTACTTCTTCTAGATGTCTTTTTGCTATCTGATGTACCAAGATTTTTTAATATATCATTAATTTTATCTTGTGTTGATTGTTGATCAGCAGCATCTTGGAAAGGTTTAATAATATCTTTTACATAATCTCCAGCAGGTTTTGATGTTGTTTCTTTTTTATCAGGAAAATCAGAGAGATCCATTGGTTCATTCATTCCACCAGTGGATTCACTATCATCTTTTATATTATAATCTTCAGCATCTAGTTCAGTTTTTATATCTGGATTAAACGGACTTGGAATTGTATATGAGTATGCTGGTGGTTCTGAAGGAGTTTTTGCTTGTGTATCCATCATCGGAGCAGATATATCACCATACAACTTATCTTGTATAACATTTGGATTAGTTTGTGCTGTATTTAACTTCATTATTCTTTGTAATTCAGCTGCAACATTTTTTCCAGAAGCTCCAACAGATGTAACCAGATTATTAATAATATTGGATACTCCAACACCAGGAGGTTGTCTATAAGTAGAATCTACTTGACCTTCAGGATAAATTGGAGACTCTCCACGGTTAACATCAGGATTTACTCCAGTTTCAGGATAGCGAACACCTGGAGAATTCAGTGATTGTTTTTTCATCCAATCAGATCCGCTTCTCATCATATCTTGAAGTGTATTTGTTGCAGTATCAGTAACAGAACGTTGAGCGTCTGATATACCTGTTCCAGGTTTGGATCGGTCTACATAAGGACTATATCTAATAGGATCAGCAGCTGTTCCACTTCCATACAAATTTTCATCATTATTATCTCTAAGTTGAACATCAAAATTTCCACCACCATCTCCTCGTATAGGTTCTTTAATTGTTCTAGAACCATCTTTGTTTAGAGTATCACTAATTTGATCTATGTAGCCTTGTCTTTTTTCTTTTGTATCTGTAGCATTTTTCAAGGCAGCAGCTTTTTGTTCAGCACCAACAATTCTTCTAGCTTCTGCTCTAATTTCTGCATCTCGTTTAGCTGCTTCCGCATCAATACGTTTTAATGCTGCAGCATCATCGGCATCCCATTGAGCTTTGCCTCGTGATTGTGATGTTGTATTGGCTATGGTACCATCTACAGTATCATACCTAGCCTGTGGAGTTCCAAATTGTGGAATATTGGCTGGTCTACGACGCATGGTATGGTATGCAAGACTATCGTATGCAGGCCCCTGTCCTACACCAGCGGTTGGAGCAACATTTGATTCACCTGAAGAATTTAAATCAAAAAATAATTGTCTGTGTTTTGCATTTCTTGCATCATAATCTTCACCAGTTGCCTTTTTAAAATCATCCTGAGTAACCCAGTACATTGGACTAATTCTTTTATTTGCATTTACAGTAGTTAATGCTCTTTCTTGTCCTGCTGCTTTATCTTGTAGTTGTTGTTGATATGCATCTGGGTTTTCTCTACGAAATTTATCAAGTTTTTTTCTATCATCTATATCTTGTTTATCTCTAACTTTTATTCCCTGTGCTATATTTTCTTCTTTGGTGTGTTCTCTCCAATTCCAATCACCTGCTTTTTCATTTAAATTTTTTGGAGTATTAGCAAAAGCATTTCCATAGACATTACTACCATGTGCTGCACTATGTGAAGCCCCTAAATTCTTAGATTGTTCCATTGCACCAATAGCATTATTAATAGTATTTGGAGAACTAATAGATGGATTAAACGAAGATGGTCTATACAACTCATTCTTGTTTAATACATTTTTTATGTTTTCAACCAATGAAGGAGAATTTTTCTTTTCCTGTGGAACAGGATTTGGAGAATTCCCCATAAATTGCTTGACTTCCCAATAAAATTGTCTATCTTGTTTATTATCCATGGTTATTAAATATTTAGATTTACATAAATACTTAAAGAATATGAAGAAACAAGTACTCTTGCTAAATCAAGACAATACTCCTCTTAATATTATTACTATTGGAAAAGCATACAAACTCATTGCCCGAGATAAAGTTTGGAGTGATGAAAGTAATGAATGTTTTGAAGTTGTCTCTATTTCCAAAATTATAAAGATTCCTAAAGTTTTAATTTTAAAATATTATGTAAAATTGCCTTATAGAAAGGCAGCTTCTTCTAGGCAAAATATTTTACGTAGAGATCAATTTTGTTGTCAATACTGTGGAGTTGCTTTAAATAACAAAGATGCAACAGTTGATCATATTATACCAAAATCAAAAGGTGGTGCATCATCTTGGGTAAATATGGTAGCAGCATGTAGATGCTGTAATTTGGCAAAAGGAAACAGAACCCTTAAAGAAGCCAAAATGGAATTAAAAATCAAACCAAAAGAACCTTCTTATGGATTCTTGTTTGAAGCCATGCTAATTACCTTTAGAAGGAAAAAAAATGCCTAATTATGCTTTTAAATGTGAAAATTGTGACCATACTTTTGATGAAATCTTAAATCTATCAGAGCGTAATACTCCTTTAGAGAAACCCTGCCCAAAGTGCAGTAAAAAGAAAATTATAAAGGATTGGCAAGCAAACACACCATCACTTGCAATGGATTCCACTCTGACACCTTCAAAAGTAGTTGGAAGTCAATTTAAAGACGTAATTGACAAAATTAAGGGTAGCGGTCAAGTACCTAAGAGATTTCATGAAAAATTAGATAATAGTGCCAGAATGAATGCTGGACGTATTGTTCGCTAATTTTTAGACTGAATCATTGCCTTTAAAATATAATAACTGTCGATAACATCCGTAACAGGATTACTCAAAGTTTTCTGATTAAAGACCGATAAAAGATTGGTTTTTGTTTCTATTGAGAAGGCTTCGTACATTGCCTGTTTGTCAGCGTTACCTTTGCCCGTAGCGCATTTCTTGACTCGGGATGGCTCAATGATGGTCACGGGAATGGCGAGCTTGTAGAGCTTATGCTTCAAGATTCCCATATTCTCCGCTAGATTGAATACTCGACCTTTAGAACCGAATGAATATCCTTCTACGGCTATATCTCCAGCCCCAATACAAAGATTGGAAGCCCATTGAGATATAGTGTCAAATCTATCAACATCCAGAATATATTCCTGAAAAGATTCCCCAGTAATATTTGGGGCAATTTTATCAGCATACTTTTTGGTATTTGTCAAATAATAAAAGAAACAATTTTCAAACTTAAATTCTCTACGTTCATCATAAAGACAAAGGCAGGGGCAGGTTATAGAGTAATCAATGCCGATTAACATGTGGAACATATGTACTTATACCTTGGTCAGAAGTGGTGGTTCCTTAGCAGTCTGATGAAGTATACTTCGATTATTTCAAAAGGATTGCGTGGAAGCCCAACCACTTCTGCCTAAAATATTTAGGCATATCGTCTATCTTGTTTCGATGAAGATTTTTCTACACCTCTATATATGGCTTTACCTTCTGGGGTTCCCATCATTTCAAGAGCTTTTACCGGTGCTAGATCTTCACCTGGTCCATTTTGTTGAAGAAGCTTATACATTCTATCTCTATCTTTTTCTATTTCTTCATCTGTTTGATCACTCATAGGATAACTACCTGTTGATTTTAATAATCTACCTTTAATATCTCTCATAAATGCAGGCATTTCAGCTCTACTCCAAAAATAATTATTAGGAGTTTTAAATCTATTATCTGGTGAAGGAGTTGGAGTATCCATCTGATCTAATGCAGTTTTTACAGTCTCTTTTTGTTCTGGAGTCAATTCCCAACTATCTAAAATTCCTCTTTTTTCTAATTCTTCATAACCAGATCCTAAAGCAATTCCACTTGTCGAAGGTTCAATACCATATTTAATAGTAGCAGGAGATTTATATTCTGGTTTTTTTTCTAAATTAGAACTAACTGCATTTTCAACTGCAGCAACTCCTCGTAATTGAGTTCCTATTGCATGTTGACCTTCATGATTCATAACCTGAATATATTGATCCCAATCTTTAATATTATCTTTATTCATATCAATTGTAGTTTCAAAAGTATTTGGCGCATTACTCATTTGATTATCAATTAGTTTTTGAACAGATTGATCAACTGGTAATTGTGGTGTTTTCTTATCTCGTTGAGCTTTATTAAAAGTAGAATATGGATCTAGAAGATGTTGAACATTCCATGTTAATTTAGCATCAACTAATTCAGGGTATTTTACGTTGTTTCTTCCTAAGAAAGCTTCGGGTGGATCAAAGTATCTGTAACCAGTTTTATCAAAATGAGTTATCTCTAATGGCTTATAAAGCATTGCTTCATCATGTTTTGGATCTCTTAAATCTGCATATTGTCTAGCTAATTTTGCTTGATCACTATAATCTAAATCATTTGGTCCAGAACGTTTCAAATATTCTTTTTGTTTTGCTAAAAAGTCATTTCTTTCTTTGGTTTTATCTTTTCCAAATTCTAAAGAAATCATATCAAATGGAGATAATTTTTGATTTTCTTTCTTTACGAACATAGTATTAGCATTATATAAAGTATTTGCAATTCCTGTTATTCTATCAAAATAATCTTGTGAGTCATGATAATTTTCAGGTGGATTTGGATTAACAACTGAAGGAGTTACACCTAACCTTGCATTTCTTGCTTCTTTTTCTCCGGCTTCATTGTGTGCTTGCCATAATGGACTATTTAATTTTTTTCTTTCTCTATAATTTTTTGAAAATGCATAATCAAAAGGATCATTACTACGTAAAAAATTTGTGAAATCATTAAATCTTTGAGATATCTGAGTTCCTTTATCTTTGACTTGTCTTAACAAATCAGTATGCAATGATCCAGCGTCAAGTGGATTATCTGGATTTAATATAGAACCCAACCATCCTTTTTGTCCTAAATCTGGAGGTTGATTCATAGTTCCTGTACTGGAGAATGTCCTGGATGATTTCATATCCTCAGGTGAACGTGGCTCGTTCTCCTTATTACCTGGATCCATCACCGTACTTTCAATATATTTCCTAGTATTATTAAATGCATCTTCAAAAGGAGTTTCATCAATTTCATCAGATAATCCAAATTTTTGATTATTTGCTAAAATTTTCTCATTTTTAAGTTTTAATGCTGTATCATAAGCATCACGATCTGTTCGTGTATATTTTACAGGATTCAAAGCTGTACCAGAAAAATTTACTGGACTTATCATTGAACCATTTTGATTATCAGGAAAATCAGCAAGATCTAATGGTACATTCATACCACCATATTTGGTATCTTCTTGTTTTTCTATTAAGTATTGTTTAAATGACAGCATACCAATATTTATAAACCCCCAGGATTTCTCCTAGGGGTTTATTTGTATGCTCCTCCGACTGGATTTGAACCAGTGACCCGAGAGTTAACAGCTCTCTGCTCTACCAACTGAGCTACAGAGGAAAGTAAATCAGACGATCTGACATCCACCTGCGCTGCAGGCAAACTCCTTTGCGGATTCAGTATTGTCTTCTGCCTCGTATGTAGACAGATCCTTAAAATTAACTTTAACCTTAGGATGTGCTGCATAGGTTGCAGAATCAATCTGCTCAAAGGGTGCCTGAGCGTAGGTGTGACTATCACCACCGGGAAGGAATGCTATTCCTGTTGCAATATCAAAGTTTTCCCAAAGCCAGTTGCCCACTTCAAGGAATTCAGAGTCCTTATAGTTGACGGTGATTGATGGCTTGTGATGACAGAAGTGTTCTTGATAAGTTTTCCACAGATCAAGATGGTCTAATGCACGAAGTTCCTCAGTGGTCATGGTTCCCTTTGGAGCCTTCATAGCAAATGTAAAGACGGCAGTAGAAGTTGGGTTGATCACATCATCCTCGCACGGGACTCCTTGATCCTTCATCAAGTTATATAAAGGATCTTTCTTGTCCAGACGAATTCGGCGGAAATAATAATCCGCATAGCGAGGATGCAGACCCGAGGCAGAGTCCACCAAACACGATGTAGTACCTTCAGGCTTCACGCAAGTCACTGACTTGCTAGGGTTGATTCCCAACTTCTCTGCCCACTTGAGATTCGTCGCAGTCGCATGATCACGAAGAGTCTCAAGAAGACGAACAAGCTTTGGCTTACCTTCTAAGCCACTCGTAAGCTTGTTATCAAAAATTCCTGTCATAGATACTCCAAGTAGTCTTTCCTCTTCACAGTTCTTCTTCCACTCCGGACGAAGATATGGAAAGTGAGTAAAGGTTGATTGAACTGTACCGATGATTGTAGCAATCTCAATCTTTCTCTTCAGTATTGCTGCAGTATCGTCTTGACGAACTACAACTGTAGAAAGATTACAGAATTCAAATGGCTTAAGAATGATCTCGGAACATGGATTAGTTCCATATTCACAGTCAGGATCACGACCAGACTTTTCAGCCTGTTCTTGCAGTGCCTTACGATTGATCATTCCACGTTCACCACTGTGACTATTGTATAGTGATGTCCACTCTTCTAGGAATTGACCCATTGGAGGACGACCATTATAAACAGCAGAGTTATTAGCATAAGAACGAAAGCCAGCCTGTTCCCACCATGCACCGCTCTTGCAAAGAGCCATTTCACGGTCAGCAAGATCGCTCAATGAAATCATAGCAGAACGACGAACACCACCAACAATTACTGCATTAGCAATAGCACAGCAAACATCATGACATTCAAGTGCAGACAGTCTGCGTCCTTGTGCATTGTAGAAAACCTTCACGACAAACTTGAATAGATTGTCTAAAGGTGCGGGACCACTAGCACGACCACCAAAAATTTTAAGTCGTGCACCAGATGGTCGAATCTTTGACAAGTCCCACTTAGGGTGCTTACCAGAATAGAGATCATTAAATAATATTTTAATAGCATCTCCCCAACCTTCCTTTGAATCTTCAACAACAATTACATTATCAAAATTCTTTACAATCTTGCTAGCAACAGTTGGAAGTTTATCAGTGTATTTTCTTTCTACAGAATAGCCAGTACCTGTGCCATTCATAAGAATAACAAATAGTTCTGCAAATGAGTCAATAGAATCAATTGGTAGATAGGAGCAATTGTATAAACAAGTATTGTCGTGATCCAATGCAGGACCGGCAGTCATAAGACTACGCATAGAAGGAAGAACTTCTAAGTTCAGAATTGCTTCCTTGACATCAGGACGTTCTGCAAGTTGTGGAACTTTATTCGTAAAGTATTTCCACCAACGGTCTACACATTCATCCCAAGTCTCACGACGATTTTGGTCATTGAGCCAACGAGAGTAGCGAGAGATAAAAATAAACGATTGAAATGGTGATAAAATTTCTGCCATAGTTAAATCCTTAAGTGGGTGTCTTATTTAGTTGTTAGAGTCTGCCACGAAACCGGGAAAAGGGGAGCAATTAATTTGTCAATTGCTTTTGCATATTCTTGAATTTCCCATTGGGCATGTGCATCGATTCTCAAATTATAAACACGGGCAAATGCATAGAGAGAACCAGTCCATACAAATTCTGTATAAGTTCCTTGTGGTAATATTGAACGGGCTTGCTCAGGAGCAACACCATCTACCAAAAGTTTATTATAAAGATCTAAACATTCTTTTGCAACTCCATCATATTCTTGACGAAGTTTAATACAATGATCCAGATCTTCAATAGGACCACTGCTACCTTGCTTGGCTCCATCAGTAGGAGAATTTCTCCACATAGGAGTATAAATCTCAGGCTCATAAGTGACATACCTACGACTGACTTCATTCATCACAAGACCAACTTGGTGCTTTCCTAGTTGAGCACGAACAAAGATAGGGCACTTGATACGAACACTGATCTGTGGATGACAGAATGGTGTAAAGTGATTATGCTTTGCCAGATAACGAATTAGTTTTGCATCTTTATCAGATAGAGAACGAATTGGAACATGGCTATCAGCATAATCCCAAGAACTTTCTTTATTAAAAGAAACTCTTGCTGCATTTGCCACACTTAAATCCGAACCCATATAATCCACTAGATCAACGTGACCGTGATCTAGGACAAAGTACTTAGTCTGCGCCATTTTTATTTGTGCTATCTCGGTCATCTTCATCCTCATCTACATCTACAAGTTCAACTCTCACACCATCAATCTTTGTAAAGTCTGCAGCGTATTCTCGTGCTCGGGACCATAAACCTGGGTCCATTTCTTTTACATATTCACCAAATCTTTGCACAAAAGTCAGATAGGCTTCACTAGCCTTTAAGATATCTTCTTCTGTCATATCTTCATTATTATCCATTTTAAACCTTCTTCCAGTAAGTATACTTCATTTTAGCTTTAAGTCCAGAATAAACATTATTAATAATCAACTTCATGGTTAGATTCGTTCCATAGACTTTAACCATATCATTGACATCTTTTTTATCAATTTCACTTGGCCAGATTACTACATTTCGTCCAGCATCAATATATCTACCAATTAAATTTACTATTTCAATATTTCTAGGTTCATTATCAAAAACAAAAACTATATTTGCTTTTGCAATTTTTTTAGGAATCGTGTCTAACCAACCTGCACCCTGCATTGCAACTCCATTTGGAATAAACATGGAGTCAATAGGACCTTCTGTAACGTAAACAGTTTCTCTTGGATCTACTTTATCTAGGTTGTACCAAAGCCGTTCTTCGCCGTCTTTCTTGAGGGTAATGTAGCGTATGGAATCCCTCTTTTCTTCAAAGGATCGCCCCTGTACGCCAAGTAGTGACCCATCCTCGTCATAGAACGGTATGACGAGTCTGTCTTCCTTGGTCCCTTCACGGTCAAAATCCGCCATGATCCTACTGAAATCAGCGCAGTAATAAAAACTACTATACTTCTCTTTAGGAATTTCTCTAGATTGAACATATTTTACTGCTTTATGGGTTGGATCGAGTAAGTCAAGCCTTGTTCCGAGATTCGTGAACATAGGTTCACGCACAATTGCTTCCTCTCGTTCAATCGGTTCTGGATTTTTGTCCTTGAAATTTTCAAACGCATATTCTTTGCAGAGAGATGGGCTGATACTTTCAAGAACAGAATATAAATTACAAGCAATACCGCAATTGTGACATTTATAAACATATTTTCCTTTGTTCTCAAAGAAATATCCCCTTGTCTTGGATCTATTTTTCTTTGAGTCACCACATGCGAAACATCTGCATGTGGCTAGGTTATCTTTCTTCCACTTAAACTTCTGAAGTGAACCAGAAACCATATTCACATATTTCTTATCAATATATATGCTCATTTTGGTGCGTCTTGAAAAACCCAGTTTAATGCCTTGTTCTTTTTAATTCCAAAATCATCTGAAAATACTAGTGGACCAGAACCTGATCCAAAACTTTCTTCATTTGTATTGTTGGCATTGACAAGATTATTATTTGAATTTTCTACATCATAGAACTTCATCTTGGATTTGTTTACACCAATAAGAAACTTACGATTCTTAGTTGTATCATTACCACGGTTCTTTAACTGCTTCACCATGAGTTGACCATTCTGTGCTAACTCTTCAGTCTCAATGAGTGCAATGAAGAAGTCTGTAGTTTGTGGTAGACCAAAACTTTCAGATGTGTCTGTCATCTCCATGTCACTGCTCTTTGCACCTTCACGATTTACCTGAGTGGCAGACCATAGTGGTACATTGAACTGCTTGGCAAGACCACGAAGTTCTTCTGCAATACCCTTTACATAGGTGTAACTATTCATACCGTTGCCCATCTTGAATCTTGCACATGAGCAGATGTTTAGATAATCAACAATAATAATATCAGGCTTGAACTTCTTCTTGATCTTCAGTTCTTCCATAAGATTACGGAAGTGTGTGACATTGGCAGCAGCAGTAGGATATTCTTTAATAATAAGTTTACCACGGCAAGTCTTCTTGAGATTGTTTACCTTGTTCTCGTACATAGCAAGAGGCATCTTCTCAAGAACATGAATGTCTGTATCTAAAAGATTTGCATCAATACGTTTAGCAATTTCTTCTTCAGACATTTCAAGTGTGATATACAGCACATTCAAATTCTGTGTAAGACACGCAGCAGCATGATGGCATAAGAATGCACTCTTACCAACACCCGATGCTGCCATGACAACGTTGAGAGTCTTCTTGCGAACTCCACCACCGGTGATGAGATTAAACATCTCAAGATCAAATGGTACACGCTCTTCTACACGATGATAGTACTCATAGCGTTCATCAACATCTTCAAAGAAGTCGTGTCCTACCCGAGTATCAAAGGATACAGACAGAGCCTTAGACATGATCTCAGGAATTGCATTCTGAGTCTGTTCCTTATCCTTACCTTCAATGATACCAATGGATGCCATGATACCATTGTAAATGGCTTTCTCTTTGCAGAACTTTTCAGTATGTTCTACAAGCCACTCAGTATCAGACTTCTCACCTTCCTTATACATCTCATCAGAGATAGCAACACACTTCTTGAATTCACTTTCTCCAAGAGTCTTGTCATCTCCAAGTGAAATGAGTACAGCATCCTTAGTAGGAATGTTATTGTACTTGAGAAGAAACTTACTTACGATATTGAATACAGTCTTTTCAGACTTGTCGTGAAAGTATTCATCCTGAAGGAACGGGACAACCTTGCGAGCATAGTCCTCATTGAGGACCAAGTTCTTTAAAATAACTGTTTCCATGTTTTTAGTATATCACTGATTTAGGGTTTGTCCAGTGGATCTTCATGAACATCTGATTCAAGATCTCTGGGTTCTGCTTCTACTTGATTTTCTACAATATTAACAAATATTTCACCAGCAATATTTGTAAAATCTTTATCTTGTTGATCAAATCCATCTGGTGATGTAATGATTTCAATATCCATCGTTACATTTAATTCGTCATTATCAGTTTCTTTAAAGGAAATTTGCCCATAACGATAAATGATGCCAGAAAATTTACCCGATGTAATTTCAATAGGGCAAGTTTGTGTACTGTCTATTGATACTTCAGGAATAAATTTATATTCAACTGCCTTGCCCATACTTAAATCCTTTTTGAATTTCTATATCCAACTTGTCAAGAATATCTTTTGTAAAATACTTTTCAGGATCTTCATCTATATTTTTCTCAAATGCTTTTGTACCATCTGGAAGTTCTACTCGTG